TAACGAATTTCTGAAGGGTTTTCTATGTTAAACCCCTCTTGCCTTTCAATATGATAGGCAGTATAAGGAATAACATTATACACACCAAATTTTTCTGATATTTCTAATTTTAAGAAAAAATCACCATATTTAGCCATTTGACGAACCCATGACCATAAATTAAATTCTATGTTTAATACATCATAAAATAAATTATAGAGTATTTTTTGGATGTCTTCATTTGATGAACGAATAGATAATACTTCACCCATATCATTCTTTAAGGTAGATTCATCAGCAATAATATCTAAGGCAGAAGCAATAATGGCATCCTGATCCATCACATCATATTCTGAGTATAATTGGGGTCTAAGGTATTGGTAATTAAAATTAAATTGGGATCCATATAGTGAAGAAGGACTTGTAGAAAAAATCCTATTATATCTATCAATTAATGAATTAGTTTGCAATTCACCACTAGTTTGAATTGTGTTACTATCAATTACTTTTACCTGGTTTCCACCAGCATTACGTATAATTACGTCAGTTGAAAATAATCTTTGTAATCTACTAAATAAGCCTTTATCTGCCATTGTATATAGTTATTGTTATAAATATTGCTATAGAAGCCAGCTAATGTCTTCTTTTCCACCATCTGTATCTATATGGTAAGGGTTATCATGTCCCTTTGAAAAATAACCACCTTGATACGATGTTCTATTTACTGTTATATTATTTAATGCATTTCGGGTTGCATCTAAACCTCGTTGTCTTAATTTTAATGCTGTATCTCTAATGTACATTGCAATACCAAATGACATAACTAAATCATCATTATACCCACTTTGGGCTTCTGCTCTTCCGTTACGCCAAATAAATACTTTCATTTCTTCTATCAATCTTTTAGATTGTATTGTTACTCCTTTATCACTAATGTACTCTTGAAATTTACCTATTACCATAGGTCTAGTTCTAGATGACATAGTAAAACCAGCTACCATTTTTGAATGGTCTTGATATTTGTCAAAATACGAATTAGCATTCGGGGAGTCACTCCTTTGTGAATAGTAGAGGTTAGGATATGCACGATCTATTGCTACTTGTATAGTTGCCCAACCAATATTTGCATTTTCAATTACTAACATTGCTTCATTATACTCTGAAGCTAAACCTACTAACAAATGACCATATTCTTTTGTACCCAATTGTCCTTTATATTCTGCGACTTGTACATTATTTGCCACATCAATTACATGACATGCCGAATAGTCTTTTCCATCACCTCTGGATACATCAGCTACTACAATATAATCTCTTGTATAGTCAGGTGATTCCCAAACCCATAAATTTTGGTCTGCACCTCTTTTTTCCATAGGATCCTTTATATAAGTTTTTTCATAAAAATCTATATATTCAGGATAAAACACAATATCACCAGAAGTTGAAAAATCACAATCACATTCTTGAGCAGCCATTCTAGGATCACCTAGTAATTCATCTTGTCTATCTCTCCAGGTTTGATCTCGTTCTGGGTGAACATACCAAGGTAATTTGATAGGTAAAAATTCATTTTCTGCTGCTTCTGCTCTTGCCCATGTTTGGTGGAACCAGTTACCTGTACCATAAGGAGTAGATAATGCAATACATCCACCACCAGTTGCTAATGTTTGTTGAGCTGAGGCCCAGATTTCACCAATATTATCAATGAATGCTGCCTCATCAATTAGTAGCAAAGATACTGCTTCGGATCTACCTGCATCTGAACTTGCTGAAGTGGCTTTAATTTGGGACCCATTTTTTAGTCTTAATGTTAACTTATTATTTTCATCTGCATCTACTTTAAGCCAAGAAGGTAAATTCTCATACATGAATTTTACCTTTGTAACCATGTTTTTAGCTGTTTCTTGCTTTGTAGCGATACATAGTATATTTCGGTCTTTATGGAATAACATCATCCATAAAGAATATCCTGCTGATAAAGTGGAAATACCTAACTGTCTAGATTTTAAGATAATCGAATAGGGATTATCGCGCATCAACGTTAGTACTTTTTCTTGGAATGGGTATAAATTAAATTGAATACGTCCTCTTTGTGGATGCTGTATATAACAATATTTACGCATAAAATGGACTGGGTCCTGCGCACATCTTAAGTATTCTTGACGTATTACCTTTTTTAATTCAGACATATTATTTTACTAAAAATAAAGCTGCTACTATTCCTACTATACCAGCTCCCATAGTTAATTTATTTTTAACCTTTTGTTTTTGCAAATCTACTTCTAATTTTTTAGATAACTCCTGGGATAAAGTTAATTGATCTGATTTAGTAGATAAGATTGAATTAAAGTTACCTATTTGGAAGTTTAGGTTAGTAATAATACTATCTTTTAGAACTATTTTTTGTTCTAATATTTTAATTTTATCTAATGTAAGAGCTAATTCATCTTTAGCTCCATCTCCTGTTATAAGATCCTTAATTACTAGACGCGCTATTGGCTTTTTCAATTGAATCGAGGTACTGTCTGTAGCGCTCTGTGAAAAACCTTTCAAGCTCGTCGTCATTAAAGTTATCAACAGCATCAACTTTAGTACTAATTTCATATCTTAAGTTGTTTATTCTATTATCTTTAAGATCGAGTTCTTGATCTAATTTAGTTATTTGTACATTTAATGTATCAATTTTAAAAGTCAATTCGTCATTTATATGATGTAACGAATCGACTTTTTGTTCTAATGCTTCTATTTTAGCATTATATTCCCCTACATAGTCTTCTTTTTTATTAAAAAATGTAAAAACTATGATACAAGCTCCTATTATAACTAAGAGGTTAAGATTCTTTTTTAACCACATTATTTTATTTATCTATAATAGCTTCTAATTCTTTCTTAAGTTTTGTTTTTTTCTTAAGATCAGCTACAATTTTTTCTTTTTCTTCACCTTCAGCTTTCGAATATTTTTTAGCTAATGATTTCATCTCACGGGTTAATAATGCTAATTCTTCTTTTGCTTTAGCTAAACCTTTAGTTTTTTTAAGATCAGCTTTAGTTGGTTCTTTATCTTCAGATTCGTTTAAACGAAGTGATTGTGCACTGTCTATTATAGCTTGAACAAATCCCCTTGAATAGTACTTGGTATCTAGTCTATTTTTCAAGATAGATTTATTAAAATGCTTATCAAATGCATACTCACCATCATCATATCCTATGTCTTGTAAATCATCTAGGCCTATATTTTCTTCAGATAAGCCTGCTTCTTTTTTAGCTTCTTCTTTTATAGAAGTACCATCAACATATCTAGGGTTTGATAATTGTCCTTGATCCGCTAATCTTTTAGCAGCAGCATCTATTGGAGATCTTACAACATCGTCATATGCTTTACCAAGATCACCACCATATAACTTATCAGTAATTTGTCTACCCAACTTTCCTAATTGGTCATTAGTTAAGTTATGTTCTTTTCCAGATCTTTCTAAATAAAATTGACCTATATCTTCATAGTCGTATTCAATACCTACTCTCCTCATTTCTTCAGGAGATAAATCAGCAAAATTTTTACTTAATGGTGGTAAGGGGTCCAATTCATTTTCTTCTATACCAGCTTCTTTTTTAGCTGCTTCTAAATCTTTAACAGCTGAGGTTAATTCTTTAGTTTTAGCAATTTCTTCTTCTGTAGATTCGTTCAAGTCCATATCTATAAGATCATTTGCGGCTTTAATAGCAAGATCTAAACCATTAAATACATCATCACTACCTACAATATTATAGTAGTCATCTTTTAATTGTTCTACATCTAGGATAAAATCTCTAATTGCAGTGTCATCACCTTTACTCCAAACACCTTCTGTGGTAAGTGTAGATAAAATTTCTTCTTTAATAAAAGCTGTTAACTCAGATTTTTTCATTATAATAGGTTTTTATTATAAATATATTAAAGACCAGTAATATTCAATATTTGTTGAATTCGCTCCTCTGTAGATCCTGAGATTTCTTCAACTTTTTTAGCTCTATGACCATACCTTTTAAGTAAATTGGTTATACTAAAGTCAATTACATCCCTATAATGTTCATCTGTTTCTCTTACACCATTATCCTCAACTGGAATACCATGGGGAGAAATATAGAAAATGTAATCATACTCTCTAATAAATTCCTTAGCATATTCTTCAAATGAATCTTTATCTTGATGTGGAATAGATTTAGCATTTATAGTAAATGCCATAACATCAATTACAGTTCTATCTGTAATAATATCAGGTTGGATTAATTCAGCACAACGTTCTGCTAAAAATACAGTTTGACCCTTTAATGTAGAATCGGTATTAAGAGGAATACCTTGCTCCATTAAATATTTAGAACGTTCTGTCCTAAACATATAATTTTTAAACTGCTCTGTTTCTTTTAAGGCGTTAACGAGTGTAGTTTTACCTACACTCATTGTACCACATAAACCTATTTTCATATGCTAGTTTCTATAGTCTGATAATTGAGATTTCATTGATTGGTTCTTATAAAATGGAATACCTTCTCTTTGACGTCTCATTTCCTTCCATTCTTCTTCTGTTTTTTGCATTCCATAAAGATAATATTCTGCTTTTTTCCCATTACCTTCTGGTATTAAAGCTGGTCCATCCCAATTATGTAATTTACCATCCCATGTATAGGCAATAGTACCATCTGTTTTTGATAATTTTCTTGATTTTGGAAATGTTTGTCCTGTTTCTATACCCATAATATTATTTTTTATTTGATATCAATATACGAAATCTATTTTAATTCTCCAAAAGTGACTCAGCAACATATGTTCCTTGTGCACCGCTTACCGTTATACCTCTAGCTGATAAAGCATCGCCTACGAAGTGTACGTTAGGATACTTGGTGAGTGCTAAATTGGTATAATCGACAAGCGGCTCAGGTGATAGATATTTTACTTCAGGTACATAAATACCCCAATCATCTTTTAATGTTGGGAATACTTTTTTCATATCCTCGATAAAATCATATACATACATAAAGTATGGTTGCATTGCTTTTGATATTTCATGTAATGTGTCTACTTGTATAGCTGATACTTCTACACCTTCAGATGTTTGGGATGGTTCTCTAGTTGGACTATAATATAATCCTGTACCATTTTTTTGTAGTTTATTTACTACATCTCTAGACCAATCAAAGGGTTTATCAATACCTTGTACTTCCATTAATATACCAAAATTGGTCATATCGTTTCGGAATGCTTCATCTTTTTTAGCGTGTCCATTATATGAATGATCACCATATGTTTCTTCAACGGCAACATAAGCTGCGTTGTTATTTGTACAGAATGAACGTAATGATACACCTTTATCTTCAAATTTTCTATATAATTTGAAATCATAAGATATGTCAATTAATTTTTGGAAATGTTTTTGTGGTGCTTCAAATCTAACACCTATTTGTACTGGTTTTGGTTCAGTTGGTAAATCATACTTTTCGGCTAATTGTTTACCAAAATCAATACCTGATTTACCTACACCAAATATAAGTTTATCATATGGTCTTCTAATTTTAATATTATTAGTTTCAACTATATTTTGATTAAAATGTATTTGAGTTACTTTAGTTTCCCAAATAAATTCTACACCACCATCAACTAAAAAGTCATACCAATTTTTACCTATTTCATGTAGATAATCTGTACCAACGTGCCATACTGGGAATAATCTTAATCCAAAATAGGGTTTAATAAAATCTGGTTCTGCAATAGGATTTGAACATTGCACTTCTTCTGGTTTAGGGTGGAAACGTTTAAAATTATCAATCACCTGATCAAATAATTCCATTGCTTTTTCTTCACCACAATATTTAGATAATTGTCCTCCAATTGAAGTATGATAAGTTAATTTACCATCAGACCAACCTCCTGCACCTAAGAAGCCTGTCATTACCTCTTCATATGGTCTTAAATATGGATCTTTACCCATATCAATAATAGTGATTTTACCTTTAAATCCATTGTCAACTAGCTTGGTAGCAGCATTTACATTTGCTACACCTGCTCCAATCATTACTATGTTTTTACTCATATTGTATTCCTATTTTTAACGCGTTAATATACGAAACTTAAATGTGACCTCCAAATGGAGGCCACAGATCTCTTTAATTATTTCTAATCGGATAGGCTATGAATCTACCCTATATGTTTTTTAATTTATTTTTATTTTTAAATCGGTAGTACCTTTTAATATTCGGTGTATTCTACCTTCTGTTATAAATATACGATCCCCCTTTACTAACTCAAAGGGTAATTCGTTATCCATTTGTAATTCCCATCCTTTACCTTCTAATACTTCGATATCTCTATCTTCAGCGTCTTGATGCCAAACTAATTCTAGTTTATTTACATCTTTAGAAAACGTTCTTATATTACCTTTATTTTTGTATGGGTTCATTATCCAGCTTTTTTCTGTATTATAAACCATTCTGCTCCATCTGACCATACCATAATACCTTCATATGCTTTATTTATTACATAAGGATCTGTACTTCCATCTAATGTTTGACCTCCTGTTGGAGTTAAATCAACATGATGACTAGCATTGGTAAAGGTTGAATCAGAAATAAATCTTATTGTTCTATAAGTATTATTAGCATTTGTTGCATCTGGAAGATTTAGAGTTACATCTGGGTTAGTATCTCCACTCCATGATAATTCAATCATAGAAGCATTTTGATATACAGTATCTGATAAATTAATTGTATCTCCTTTTTCAACTGTTAAAGTTACGGGAACTATATATGAGTTATTAGGGTTAGTTTGATTATAGACTTCAATTGAGCCACTTACATAGCTTGTTACATCATCTAAAGTAGTATATTTAGTTACACCACCTTGTACATCGGCAAATAATTCATCTCCTTGTAATGTAGATGAAGCTGGTAATCCTGAAATAGGTAAATTAGGCATATCCTGTTATTAAAATTTTACTTCCGTTTTCTTGTTCTAAATCAAATAAATCCTCTTGCAATAAAAAACCTGTTTCTTGAAGAGTTGTTCTTTTAGGACCTTTTTTATGTCCCTCTAACCAATGTAAATATACATTACGTTCATACGTAAGTTCATTTATGTAAAGGTTGTATTTTTTTACTTGTTCATTTAATGATAAAGGTTGAATTTCAGGTAATTTCCTAAAATTTAACCAGTGTATTTCATTAAATATATCTATTTTCATACTACCAAAAAGTATTCATTTTAGCACCTAATCCTAATGCTGGAGCGTATCTTGGTAAATTACATGACCAATATCCTGCTTTAGTTCTATCTTTTTTATTTTTACAGTTATGTCTAGCAGCAAATGCATTACGAGCTTCTTTATTTTTAATTTTAGCTCTTAAACCACCTGATCCAAATGATACTTTTTTAATTTTTTTAGTTTTAGGATCACGTACATAAACATAATATGCTTTTGAACCACCACGTTTTGGTTTATTTAATGGTGGGTCTTTTTTTTCTTTTTTCTTAGCCTTTTTCTTTTCGTCTAATTGTTCATCTTCATTTAATGATTTTTCTTGGACTGATATTACATCTGATGGGATGAAAGCATTAGTTCCGTCACCAAATTCAACATGCACTCTTTTATCATTTTTATCTAAGATATAAACTTGCTCTCTTTCACCCGCTTCAAAATATTCAAAATCATCGTCATACCCTTCACCGGTATTCATTTTAACTTCGTAATCATTTTTGAAAGTAATTATCGCTTTACCTTCATTTAACATAGGTAAATCTAAAGGTACAGATTCGCCTTCAGCTAATTCAAATTTATCAAATTTATTTAAATCATTTAAAGATTTTAATTCAACCCTTTTACCATCACTATCTAACCCATAAATAGTAGCATCATATTTACCAAACCCATCCGAGCGTACTCCTTTAAGTTTTTGTTTTAATTCTGCTCCTGCTCTACGTTTGCTAACTGTGGATGTTTGTTCATATAAAGCAAATTCACCTAAATGTGTTTTAATTAATGCTTCATCATCTTCACATAAATCGATTATGTTACGTGAGTACATTTTTCTAGCTTCTTTAATTAAAGCTAAATGTTTATCTGAACCAATACGATATACTGTTTCAAATAATGGTATTTTTTTATCTATGTGATATTGTAGGCCTTCAGATAGTAAAGACTTAACTTTACCTTCTGTTAATAAAGGTCCTTTTGTTTCACAAGTATTACATCCGCAGTTACACATATTGTTTTATTTTATAAGATCACTATATTTAATTTCTATTCCTGTTCCTTTTTTAGGTAATTTAGCCATAAACTTTGGATAAGATCTAAAGT